CCTCAGTGTCGAGGTAGATGTAGTTCGCCCACACCCGGAAGACCGACTTGTTGAGGAAGACCTCCATGTCGGAGGCGAGGTCGAAGTCGATGCGGACCTCGTGGTACTGGAGGGCGATGAGGGGGAGGTAGAGACCGGGGTTGCGGTTGAAGAAGAAGATGAGGGGGAGGTAGACAGTCTTGCCGTCCACCGCGGTGGTCATCTTACCCCAGGTGGCCTTCTTGGACTCGTCCAAGTAAAGCTCAGAGTACATGCGCCACCACTTCTGGTAGTGCTTGTCGATGCGCTGACCACCGATGGAAAGCTCGACGTTGTTGATCGCACGCTCCGCGACAAAGTTGCAGTCACCCGCATCAGTAGTCTTGGTCGCGGCGATGTCAGACTCGAGTTCGAGGTACATGTCACCGACGAGATCACCGTTGCGCGCAACAGTGACAGACACGCGACCGGAGTTCGCGGCAGTACCGTTGACGGTCTGCTCGATGTTCTCCATCGCGAAGTTGGTGTGGCGCTTGTATTTCGCCTGGAAGAAAGTCACCTCAGGGTTACCGGTAAGGTAGACATCCTGGGCGCCGTACGCTACGAGTTGCATGAGACCACCGGCCATTTTGAGAGTTGTTGTACTATAGGCAGAGAAAATAATTTTGGGGGAACGCGCATTTCCCGATCCCAATTTTTCTCAGTCCAACATAAATGTCGACACACCCTGAAGAAGATGAAATTGAAGAGGGAGAAATTGTTTCCGAAGATGAAATTTCTTTGGACATGTCCGATGACGAGCAGATTTTGGGAGATGATGGTATCGATATCGCCGAACTCTTAAGTTCACTCATGGCGACGCCTGAGGGTGACACAGTCTGTACAGCCCTTGTAAATATTGCACTCCAACTACAAACACAAAATAAAATTTTAGTTAAAATGCTCAGTAAGATTCAAAGTGCTTAAGGAATAAATTGTATATAATATAAATGCAGGAAACCCACTTCATCGACAAGGAACCCAACACTTATGAAGCTTTGGCGGAACTTCACAAGGAACAAATCCAGTCGATGAATCAGGAACATATTGTAAAACTTATCGATACCATCGAGTTTCGTTGGGACTTGAAATCTGAGGACTATAGGAATGCCCGGGAATTGGGATACCGGCAGTATATTCACCCAGATAACTATGATGCCTACGGTAACCCAGATCCCTCGAACATCGATATCATAGCGATCAAAGGTGTAAGGGAAAGACATCGTCGTTTCATGGTAGATCTCAAGAATCACACTCGAGAATTAAAGATCCATACCTTATCGGTAGATGAAGATGGTATCACTCTCGTTAAGAGAATTAACAACGTATTGAAGCAGATCAACGATGGGTACGAAAACATTCGAAGACATTACATGTCATACGAACGAATTGTTAATCCAACATTATTGCCCCAAGTTACCTCGTCCTCTGATCCATCTACGATGGATGAAGATGAGATTGAGAGTGCGACTCCATTTCAAAAATGTCTACTGTACACCCTGGACCAGACCTACAAGTCTGGGTACCGCCGGTACAGGGATCATTGTTGTGAAGAAATTCGAACGGTCGATGGATACAGGACCCGTGCATGGATTCCTAAATTTACTATTACTCAATTTGTATATTCCCTGTCATCCAAAGATGACGATTTTAACAACTGGAAAAACTTTACGAGCAAGGGGTCTGTATACAGGGAGGTTATCGACAATATATCCAAGTGCGTTGATCACCAGTTTCCCCAAATTGAGAAAAGACGTCACGTCTGGTCGTTTAAGAACGGGGTTTTTGTTGGGAAACAATATAACGCAGATCGCGACGCGTATGAGTGCCGCTTCTACCCCTACGACAGTAAGGAATTCAGGTGCCTCGATCCAACTATAGTCGCGTGTAAGTACTTTGATCAACAGTTTGACGACTTTTCACACAAGGAACGGTGGCAGGATATCCCCACACCCTATTTCGACAGTGTGTTGGACTACCAGCAATTTGGAGACCCGGAGGTGTGTAACTGGGCGTATGTAATGGGTGGACGACTCTGTTTCGAAGTTGGGGACATGGATGGTTGGCAGGTTATCCCATTCTTCAAAGGTATCGCGAGGTCTGGTAAATCCACGCTGATCACCAAGGTGTTCAAGAAGTTCTACGATAGTGAAGATGTTGGTACGCTTTCAAATAACATCGAGAAGAAGTTTGGACTCTCAGCCATCAAGGATTCTTTCATGTTTATCGCACCCGAAGTCAAAGGTGATCTGGCTCTGGAACAGGCTGAGTTTCAGTCTATTGTTTCGGGTGAAGATGTTTCTATAGCCGTCAAGAACAAAACAGCCATTTCCATCGAATGGAAGGTTCCCGGTGTTTTAGGTGGTAACGAAGTTCCAAACTGGAAAGACAATTCTGGATCTATCCTCCGTCGTATCTTGCCATGGAATTTCAGTAAGCAGGTCCAGGACGCGGACCCCCACCTTGACAAGAAACTCGACAGGGAGTTACCTGTTATCCTCCTCAAATGCGTCAGGGCGTATCTAGATTATGCATATAAGTACAGTGATAAGGATATTTGGAATGTGGTCCCGAAGTATTTCAAAAAGATTCAAAACCAGGTTGCCATGGTTGCGAGCACTCTGATCAATTTCCTAGAATCTACCAATATCATTTTGGGTCCCGAAAAGTTTGTCCCCCAGACACTGTTCATCGAATCTTTCAAGCGGCACTGTGAAGCAAACAACCTGGGGAAACCCAAATTCCATCAAGACTTTTACGCGGGTCCATTTAGTTCCAGAGATATAGAAGTTAAAAATGCAGCGGTTGTTTACAAGGGTAGGCAATACAAAAATCAACCCGTGATTTACGGTGTCGATGTTGTCGATGAACTCATGGAGATTAGTACCGACCACTGAAAAAAATATTCCCAATTAGTAATATGAGCCAGAGTGTCAAGGAATTTGTCAGACAATCTGGTGTAGAAGTTCAGAGTCCAAACTCAAACTCGAATGACAATTTTGCGAGAGAGCTTGAGGAGGCTATGAATGTCGAGACGAACGCGCAAAGGGAAGCACGAAGAAGAAGGGAAAGTTTGGCCAAGGCTTCCTCATTTTTTAGAACCCCCAGTCGCCCAACACGCCCGGTACAGATACCACAACCCTTACAAGAAAATTTAATGAATAATCAAAACTATAATACCCTCGGTGATGAATTTGCTGATGCGATGCCTGTTCCAAATGTAACACGGGAGATTGAAGTCAGTAAATTGAATATGGGTATGTTCAACGCCACCGTAAATACAAACTTTGGTAGCGGGGATCGCGTGAATCTCAAAAAAATACTTATGCGATCGCCAATCGGTCAAACCCCCATTGGTGAGGGTCTTTATGTAGACACGGAGGATATCCGCGGTGTTTACGGGCAGTTTAAGACGGGGTTCTCTCATACGAAGGAATATGGACCTAAGGGTGACCTAAACAAAAACTTTTCGACGGTCCAAATTAAACTGAAAATTACCAACAACACCGAAACCAAGGGGGGTACGGTGAACATATACAAAAATGGTAAGATACGTTTTTCGGGGGGCTTCGTTGGACGCGATATATCCAATCAGGCTGAACTCATTCGCAACTTTGTTATAGGTAAGTATACGGAGGGGCAAAGCTTCCTATATAATCCATTCCAATACAACAATCTCAGTGGGACCTTTATGTTCAACGGTATCTTTAAAGATATGAAGAACGTCGCGAGACTCCAAAACAAGTTTGAAATATCCTACATTTCGTATGAACCCGAACTGGCTCCCTTCCTGTACATGACCTTTAGGGAGCACAAGTTTATTCTATCCAAGTCTGGGAATATCCAAATATCTGGGGCTAAGAACCCCAGAGATATGATGGATGCTTACAACGCGGGGAGTGATCTTGTTAAGATACTGTATAAAAACGGGTTTATAAATATAACCGGCGCGTTCCCAAAAAAAGCCCAAAAGACTTCTACAAAGGTAACTGTGGTCAAACCAAAGTCGAAGCCCACCAGGCCCAGAATTAGAAAACAGGTCCTCGTATATATGATTGGCGCGAAGAAGTGTACGAGTCTCAAGAAACCCAAACTCGTGGACATGGCTAAGAAAATGGGTATCGTAGATATAACTAAGAGCACCACAAAGGAGGAACTATGCAAAAAAATTGAAAAGGCGTCCGCGAATAATAAGAAAAATGCGACGTTTAGGAATACCAATAAAAATAGAAATGTACGCCTCTCTGGAACGAACAAGTCTTTCAAAATTGGTAAATCCAAGTGTAGTAACTACACTAAGACTGAACTCACCCGTATCGCTAAGATTCTAAACATCTCAGTGGGTCCCAAAGATACCAAGAACTCCCTGTGTGCCAAGATTGAGAAGGCTCGGAACGAACTCGCCAAGCCCAAGCCCAAGCCCAAGCCCAAGCCCAAGTCCCCAAACAATAACCTTGCGAAAAATTTAGAAAGGACTCTGATTAAGGCTGAAGTTATGCGAAAGAGGGGTCTAAATGACAATTCAATCCGTAAAGACCTCACCAAGCTGTATGGTGACAAGTGGATGAAGAGATACAAACCTTCTTTGAATCAAGACATCCGAAATATTAAAAAAGAGGCCAACTCTATCATGAAGAGGAATCGGAAAAATGTTCCATTCAAGAAAGACATCGATGCTCTCAAGAAAAAGATGGTATCTCAATGGAAAATGCAGAGAAAACGAGAACTGGAGAAGAAGTTCTACATGAACACCGTAAATGTTACAGGTATCGCTAACAACTTGAAGAATGCATACCGACGCGCCGCCACCATTTACGCGATGAACCAAAAAACAGCTCCCTCGAAGAAGAAGATGGATAAATATAAGAAATCGTGGTTAAAGTTTAGAGCTAATATGAATGTAAATAATGCACGGAAGAAGTGGAACGCTGTCGCCGCAGCCGCCCGCGGAAGAAATTCTTTCCCGGCTGGAACTAGGGTTGAAAAGGTATAATCATGGTGTTAGAGTTAACGATGATACAAGGACTTGGGGTACCCGTACAAACTCGTGGATGGAAATGGCACGAGAAGAATTCCTAGATGGCATAATCTACGTGATAGCCGATTACATTAGAATTGGACGAAACAGTAAAGATCATAAGAGCCTACTTGAAATAGAGTTTAATGACTATTACAGGAAGGATGATAACAGATTGATTATATATATTCTAAATAATTATACTAGAATTGATAGCCCGAAGCACAAAAAACTTATTGACACTTTATGCTCTTGTTTATAATTTTGTCGGGTTCTGCGGCTTGCTTCAAATGAATCGTGTGATAGGAAAAATCATACTTTGGAAATGTTCGTTTTATTAAATCTGAAATTGAAATAGCATCGATGAACCTGGGTAAACCCGAACATACTGAAATTCGTTCAATTTGGAGAAATCTATCCTCCCATTGCACGAACTTTTTTAATTCCTTCTCGGGAACTTCGTCCTTCCTCATCTGATTGTACATCTTTTTAGACATACCCTGACTCATGTGGAAATTTTTAGATCCCCCGATCTCATCTGGCTCCGTGGTTTTTTCGTGTATGAGAACAAAAACAAGTATAGCTGCTACGAGGTATAACATCTTACTATATATTACATAATTTTTACTAGATCCGCCACCTTGTTGATGATGTTGAACAACTTGTAAACTGAATCCACGTCCCCGGGCTTCACAATCTCAAGCTCAATCTGGTATGAGGCCTCCTCCTCCGAGTCCATATCGACATTGTCCCCCGAAGAGATTGTCATATCGATGCTCAAATTCTTGCGCACGAAGGAGTGGCGTACCTTCGTCCTCTTCCTATCCATCTCATACTCCCCAGAAGTGGGGATCTCCCGAGCGATGCACACCCTCACATCAAGGGGATCACACTTGAAGTCCTCCTTGACGACGTTAATTTTTTGAATCATCGTCTGCTCCCCAGTGTCTTCATTTGAGGTGATTCGTACACTATTTTTATCATTGTAGAATACGTCAGACTCGTTGTAGTCGGTGGACTCCCACCCATCGTAGTTCTTGAGTCCTTTTAAGACACGTTCCCATGTATCCTTCCCTACATTGGTGTCGAAGAGGGAACCATTGTGCTTCCCGAGGCGAACTTCAACCTCGATGTTCTCCTCGGTCTTGAAGGCCTCGAAGGAGGGGAGGATGGTATCGGTGATGTGCTTAATATCCATTGTGATTTTTACTTAACATTTACAATTTGCGCCTTTTACTTAAGCCTTTTTTATCGATAAATTGTAATGAAAGGTCTTACCAACCTTGGGAACACCTGTTATTTCAATACAGCTGTTCAATGCCTTTTACATACACCAGTTCTCACGAACTACTTTTTAAAAAAACCATACGAGGGGGGGTGTAGATTTACTCAGGTGTATTCCAATTTTGTCACAGTCTACTGGACGGGTGGTCATTCTAAACTGTGTGTAAGTCCACTTCTATCTATGTTTCAAGAAGAGTTTCCACGTTTTAAATCCCGTGAGCAACACGACGTCCAAGAAGCAATTCTGTGTATCATAGACATCCTTGAACGATCGCAGCCGTTCATTAAACCATGGTTTTACGGTAAGAAGGTTCAAGAAACTATTTGGCCCGGTGGTAAGTCAACGAGTGAAGAACCCTTCAGTGTTCACTTGGTGACTTCGGATGGTGTTGACTTGGGGGAGATGCTCAAAAAGAGTATGGATTGGAATGTACTAGAAAACTTTGAGGACACCGAGGGTAAGGTGCACAACGTGGCCACGACACGATCCCTCTTTTCAGAGCTTCCCCAGATTTTGATGATTTCATTTGACAGAAAAAGTCACGTCAAGATTATAGAGACTATCGTTATCGATACATTTGAGTACAATCTAGTGGCAACAGCGCTTCACGAGGGTGACCAAAATGATGGACACTATATATCATTTGTAAAATGTAGAAATAGGTGGCATTTTATAAACGACGATACTATTAAAATGTGTCCATTACCCGAAGAGGCTGGATTCTATTTTATGGTTTACAATCTAAAAACTCCTGAATCTTGATGTCCTCCCTAATATTTACAATCGTCCGATAGAATGTTCTTCTATTATTGGGATGCGTCTTATCCGTTCTCCTCTTTAGGGGTCTCCACCACATACGTTTTCCATCATCTACAAAATCACATTCAACGATAGCTCCCTCCTCGAACCATGGTTCATTCATGAGATCCATCGCAACTTCAGATTCAAACACCAACTTTCCCTTTTCTTGAACATAGAGTCTCCACGCTAGGGGACCCCCAACGGTGCCCGGCACTTCCCATGAAGGTTCCTTCTTCATGAGAAAGTCTACAGTATTCTTCTCCTTCGGTTTCCATTTAAACATTGTCTCGTGGGTTCCAATCCTAACTGGTTCATTCACTGGGGTGAAAACGAGACCGTCAATACGTTGGGTAACGGTGGGGAGGTACACATCCAAGAACTTGTCGTAGTCCCTCATTTGATGAAACGTCTTGACTTTGAGACGGAATTTATCACTTTTCATGTAGATTATAGACCCAGTTACAATCTTACACGCTTCCAATCTTAGCATCAGATTCAAATCCCAAACTGGTTCACCATTGGCAAAAACCGCGTCATAGACCATGAGGGTATTCTCGTACAGTTCACCATCGAGAATGGTCCCCTCGTAGGCCACCTTTTTCAGGTTTACTGGGACTTCAAACATGTTGAAGGAGCGGTTGACAAAGATACATTTCTTTTTACCCTGGAACATGAGGGCAACCATCATATATCTCTCACCATCCGTCTTCTCACACACTAGGTACTCTGCACCCTTGAGAATGGGAAAGTGTCGACGTTCAATTGAGATAGGTTGGGGTCCCGGGAAGTAGTCTTTACTCTTCCAACATGTGTGGATATAATTCACGACGTGTTTGTAAAGTGGTGAATTATTACCGATAGACATATTTGTATGTGTGTATATAACTTTAATTAACTTTTACACCAGCGGCGTTTAAGATATTACTTACACATTCATGTGTGTAAGTTAGACTTAACTTAGATGCTGAAAATGCATAAATCCTCACTCCCTGTTCTTTGAATTTTTCAAACATTTTTGGGTAAACTTTCCAATTTCCAGTTTTTCTATCTTTGATACTCTTGATAGTATTTTTGGTGTTCATCATCCAACAACGTGCGGTCGTGTGATCAACTTGATAAATATCTTGAGACACCTTCTTACCCACGGATGTGTCGAAAGTGAGACCCATTTGTTCAACTGGTTCTGCGGCTTCGCTCCGAACTTTTGATTTAAACATGTCCCAATCTATACCCTCTTTTACACCCGGAAAAACCAAACACCCAACTCCCTCGTGAGCTTCGAAGCATTGTGCAATAGATCCCTCGTCGATACCAATTCCAAAATCAATAAAAAGTATACGATCATGACTTTTCATATACTTTTGAATCATCTCCGCCTTTTCGTAAGGATCGTCGTTGACAAAAATAATTTCATTGTTAATTTGTTTTTGGAGACAATTTATATTAAGGCGTAGAATAGAATGGAGAGTTTTGACACTACAAGACTTTGATCGTGTAGTTATAATAGTAACAAGATTCATATTTTTTGAATACACTCTAAACCTTAAGCCTGTCATTCAAGCACCCACTAAATGGTAAATTCCCGACGTGACCTAGTGTAGTATTTACATCGGCATAGATTTTACCATCAACCTGTTGCCAACGACGACAGAATGCATAGTCTTCAGAGAGGTACCTTCGATTTACGGGGTCTATCATACAGTCAAAGGCTGCGTGATAGTCGTCAAAGTCTCTATTTTGGTGATCATTCTTACACCAAAGTTCCGGGAACTTCTCCTCCAGGGTCTTAAACACTGACCGTTTGATAACCATGAAACCGGTGGGACCGTCGAGAATCTCTATGAACCCATTGGTGATGGGGCGATTTTGTGCTCCAAAGTTGATTACGAGACTTGACGACAACATCGACATATCCCTATCATCCCCATTCTTCACGGCGTTGGCGGCTTGATCCCACATCACAACCTTTTTGGGGTAACATGCGACAGAGAGGTCATGACCAGACTTGACAAGGCGGACTACGGATGCTGGGTCGAAGTGAATATCGGCATCGATAAACATAAAATATTCACAATCCGTTTTCTGCATAAAGCGTCCCACGGATACATTACGGGCGCGGTGTACGAGTGATTCATTTTCGGTCGTGTCGAGATATAACTGAATACCTTCTTTTATTAAAAGAACTTGAAGTTTAATAATACTAGACATATACTTTTCTAAACACAGCCCACCGTAACATGGTGTGGCGAGAAACAACTTGGTCATTTTCTAAACTACACCTTTAACCTCTAAGTGTTTTTTTATAATGATCTCTATCTTGTTTAGTGTCGGTATAGACACCGAACACTTTTCACACATCTCCGCCTTCGTAACCTTATTTCCAAAAACTATATGAATAATTGCGGATGCAATACTATTGGGTGTTTTGCTCATAAGATCCACACAATCCTCTGTCGCACTACACATCCTATTACACCGAAGTCGTTCATCACGGGTAACCTCGAAAGAGTTTAGTAAACGATTCATCACGTCGAATGCTTTTGTCACGTAGTTCTTTTCGGTTTTCCCCGCTATAACGTCTTGGAACATCTGGGTTGTCCGGCTAATATCCTTAGACTGAATTCCAAACATTTCAGCAATTTCCTTAGTCGTCCTCGGAAATTGAGCAAGACGGCATGCGTACAGTACAGAGTTCGCCTTAATCCCCAAACGCACCGCACCACGGGTAAGTTTCTGATTGTTAAATTTTTTGTACATCATCTTGGCATCTTTGAGTATCGAATCTGGTAAAGTATGACACGCCTCATCAATGTCCTTATACGCATGAAAAAGAGAACGATCTTTGTGGTTCATAGACATATGAAAGTTAATTTTAGCCATACGTTTATTTTCGTATGTTGAAGAACGTTGCGTTGAAATAACAGTTCCCTTTCCCCAATTTTGTGAAAAGAGCTCTGGGTTTGGATTAGGATTACCACACCTAGATGGATCATTCACTTTTCCATCGTCCGTCATTCCACTCGTCCATTCTGCGGTATCATCGATAAACCTGTCATCTACAAGTCCACATTCAGAACACGTTGGTAATCCTTCGGGTGAAATAATTTTAGTACCTGAGCACTCACGGCATATATGTATGTTAGCTGGCTTTTCTTCGGTTTGTTTTGGTAATAATGAATCTAACTGAGTCCAGATAGCTGCCAGCATCTTTTTAGATGTCAAACTTTTTTTTACTTTTCCAAATGACGCACTATATACTTAGGCCTTTTACGTGCATTTCAATCATATCAATTGTTTCTTTAAAACTTTTACCCCCTGAAGTCGAGGGTTTCCATCCCGCCCATTCTTTATCGATTATCTCATGCCCGGGTGGTGGGGAACCTTGTATTTCACCATCTGATACGACGAAATCATCTAAATCAGATCCCGACTGTCCCTCGTCATATATGTCACTGTCAGTATCCTCGACGTCAATCTCATAATAGTGTGCAAACATATTACCACCGAGGGACTTCATTTCCAGATCACAGAACGTCGTTCCACTTGGATAATGCTCCATGAGACTTTCAAAGGGCGCAGGGGACAATTCCCCGTCGTCTATTTTGTAGACACACGCAGACTTATAAATAAGTTCAGTTGGATTTAAGTACCTAACCCCAAGGGTCAGGCCAGTGTTCATCCCGACAACACCGTACATTTCGTCTTCAATACCGTCTTCGTTTACAAATAGTTTTACTATATCATTTTCGTTTATTTCAGATGGCACAATCATGCTTAGAGTTTTCTCACAAAAAATATTCAGGGATAATATCACAGATGAAAGTTATTATTTATTCGAAGGAAGGATGTCAGTATTGCGACCACGCGGTGACCCTCAGTGAGGCAGAGGGTCTCGAATACGAAAAGATTTTGATAGAAAAAGAGGAACTAAAAAATCTATGTGGTGGCAGTATCGATTCCTACCCTCAAATATTTATTGACGGACGTCATATCGGAAACTACTTTGAATACCAGGAATACATAGAAGAAGAATATGAACCCATCCTATCCCCAACCCTCAACAGATTTACTGTCTTTCCCCTGAAGTATCCTGAGCTCTGGGAACTCTATAAGAAGGCCCAAATGTCCAATTGGACTGCGGAAGAGGTAGATCTATCTGGTGACCTGAACGATTGGAAAGCACTCAACGACAACGAGCAAAAGTTCATAAAGTATATCCTGGCATTCTTTGCTGGCTCCGATGGAATTGTATTTGAGAATATCAATAACAATTTCGCCGATGAGGTACAAATCTCTGAGGCCCGTTCATTCTATGCATACCAATGTCACAATGAAATGGTCCACGGGGAAACGTACTCTAAACTGATAGACAAATACATCAAAGATTCTACTGAGAAAAAACACCTCTTCGAAGCTATTCAAACCGTCCCCTGTATTCAAAAAAAGGCCAACTGGGCCCTAAAATGGTTCGATACGAAGTCCCGAACCTTCGCTGAACGTCTCTTCGCGTTCGCCTGTGTAGAGGGAATCTTCTTTTCTGGAAGTTTCTGTGCCATCTACTGGCTCAAGAAGCGTGGCCTGATGCCCGGTCTATGCTTCTCGAATGAACTCATCTCTAGGGATGAGGGTCTCCATCAGGAGTTTGCCGTGGAACTTTTCAAACTTTTACGGAACAAACCTTCTACAGATACGATTCATTCTATCGTGAAGGAGGCTGTGGAAATTGAAAAAGGGTTCATCTTAGATGCCCTACCGTGTAATCTCATAGGGATGAATTCTGAGAAGATGTCTGAATACATCGAGTACGTTTCCGATCGTCTTCTCAAACAGGTTGGTCAACCCACATTGTGGGGTTCAAAGAATCCTTTCGACTTTATGGAAAACATAAGTCTAGACGGAAAAACCAACTTTTTTGAAAAGAGGGTAGGGGATTACGGGAAGATGGATGACACATCGGATGATATCGGATTTGATGAGGAGTTTTAGTCGAATAAAGCTCCCTCTGAACTGATCGCCATGGGTTGAAGTTTGTACTCACTTGTGGTAACCTCATCTTCAGGTTCCACCACCTGTGGTTGTTCCACGATTACCTTTTTCTCACCCTTTTTACCATTCTTCTTAGAGCAACCACCCGAACTCTTTCTCACATTCATCATAGCCCACACGATGAGAGTGAAAACGATGGCGTGGACAAATAGACCCAACGTCGTTGGGCAACCAGTGTTGGATGCGATCCGGGGCCCCAAAACCTTCTTGACGAGAAGGAAGGTGTTGGGGTTCGCCACTATGAAAAATAGTAAACCGGAAATGACGGAAATTGTTAATTTCTCCTGCTGTTTTTTACCGTTGCAGCCGCAACCACAGTCTTTAAAAAGACCCATAATTGTTTTAACATATATCGAGAAAAAAACTAACTTAAAGTTGAACCTCCTAGAATAAATATAACCAACAAACAATGTCGCTCTCTATTCAACGAATTTCCGATCTCTCCCCTGCTTCTGTGGGCTTCTCGAACCTCCGTAAAAACAAAAATGGCGGTAAAACCGTCTACCTAAACGCTGGCGGCAACAAAAAATGTTACATTCAACTCCCCTTCATGCGATCCCCCTTCGGTCTCAGTGCCTTTACTGACGAGGGAACTGGACGCACCACCTATTCCCTCGATCTCTCGTTTGACCCAGATAACGAGCAGGCTATGGACGTGCACAAGACGCTTTCTGAGCTTGATGATATCATCGTCAATACTGTCGCCAAGAACTCTAAGGAGTGGCTCGGTAAGGAGTTCAACGTCGCGGTTCTCAAGGAGGCCCTTTACAAGCCGATGGTTCGCCCCGGTAAGGAACAGTACCCCTCTACTATGAAGCTGAAGATTACAACCAAGCCCGATGGCACATTTGTTCCCGAGGCTTACACGATGAAGCGTGAGCCTACGACGGTCGAGGCCATCGAGAAGGGTCAGAAGGTTATGTGCATCATTGATCTCAGTAGCATCTGGTTCATCGATAACAAGTTCGGTGTGACCATGAGGCTCAACCAATGCCTCTTGGAGCAGTCTACGAAGCTTCCGTCTTTCGCCTTCCAAGGTATCGATCTCCCAGAGGCTGAAGACGAGGAGGTTGACGAGGAGGAGGAGGTTGATGAGGAAGTTGATGTCTAAGATTCCAAAATAAAAATAAAATTCCAATCCCTATTGGTAAGAAGAAAAAACTTCTTACGAATAAGTAAGAATGTCTAACATAGAGAAGAATCTCAAGAAGATTCTTCGGGGAAAAAAGGGGTGTTCACCCCGAAGTTATTTACCTTCAACAAAGAAAGTTGGATCTGGAGAGTATGGAAATGTTTTCAGGGGAAATGTGAATGGAGAAGGTAAGAGATATGTGGCCTACAAGGAAGTTGCCTTGCCCGAAAATAATGTAACCCTCGCTGAATTACAAACATATCTCAAACAGAATCCAGCTCGAATGGAATTCACCATTGCGAAAAAGTTGAGGGGCTTCGGTGTTCCGGAAAATTACATATACAAGACGTGTAGTGATAAAGTCATCATCTATATGGAATACATTGACGGTGTAGAATTAAGAAATTGGTGGGTGACCAACCCGACATTGGAACAACAGAAGTCTCTTATAGTTCAGGTTATTTACAATCTCTACAGGATTCATAGAAAATATCCAAAATTCAGACACCACGATCTTCATGGGGGCAACATTTTGATAAAAAAGGTACCCGAAAAGAAAATCAAAGTTGAGCTAAACAACAAAACGTATACAATTTCAAATGGTGGTATAGAGGCCGTAATGATTGATTTTGGATTTTCACTCTTTCCCCGTATAAAAAATCCAATGATTAACGACAACTACTTCAAAAATATTGGAATTTCCAGAAACTCTCACAAACTATACGATGTACACCTTTTCTTAAACAGCCTTTACGGTATGACCACACAATTGAAAAACCCAGAGGTGAGGACTTTTATTAAGTCCCTCCTACCACCCATGTATTTGGGTGCCAAAAGTACGGTTGTCAAAAAATTTAGATTGATTGGTACCGATCGTAAAAATGTCGCTCACACCTTTTACCTACCGGGGTTTGAAAAGATTCTATCTAAACCCTTCCTCACTGGTGAAACCAAGGCTTTACCCCTACCAAAGCCGCGAAAATTTGTGCGACCCCAGATTGTTCCGAAAAAGAAATCTAAGACACCAATCAATAAGGCGGCTGCATATGCGAGGGCGGTGGCTGTTATGAAAAAACAACGGGAAGTCGGTCCCCGTTCCCCCAAGCCAGTCCCTCGCAGACGGATGTGATTAAAGCACGATCTTGAAGACGCGCTTAGTGCCCTCATCGACTTCAGA